CTGCATGCTGTCAGGATCAAGCCCCATAGACGCGCGGGATACGCCTGTTTTGTTCTCTACGACCTGATCCATGTACGTCAGTGCGCCTAGCGTCTGGCCTGCGGTGAATGGAACTGTAAGCTCCTGCACAGAGCCTGCCTGACGCATGCGCACGATCGCGCCGATTTCGTTGTTCAGCACATCATCAATATTGACTGCACCATCGACAATGCCGATGCGTGGGTTGTTTGTCATGGCTACGTTATCTAGCACGCCGCGCAGGATAGCTGTGCTTGCGTCTTGGTCATCCATGATGATCTCTGCAAGAGAGCGTCCGTAGAATGTGTGTGGCTCTGGATCAATCTCGAATACTGCGAATGGCACCTCATCCCAAGGCTCAAAGTCTAGCAGCTTGTAGTTTGTGCCGCCGCAGATAAAGCGATGCAGAACTGGTACGCCTGTGCCATCTACGTCAATCTTCATGTAGGCTTCCGTGACAGCCACGCTGCGCATTGCAGGATCGCCCTCTTGATCCTCGTAGTCGTCTTGTGAGTAACCTTGGCGCTCAATAGTCTCAGCCTCTGAGATGTCTGATGCGCCATATAGACCGTCTAGCTTATACACATCCTCAAAGTCGTAACCCATCTCAACCAAGTCACCCACACGCATCTCTGTGCGGTGCGCTACGATATATGCATCATCAATGTTGCGTGCCTGCGAGTTAATGAAGAACTCCTCTGGCGGTACGCTTTCTAAGCGCATCTGACCGTTTGGTATTTGTCTGCTGATTTTTAGCGAATGGATCGGCGCTTCCATCTCTGCGCCAAACTCATCTACGCTCATGGTCATCTCTACACCATGCTCTAGCACCTCTACATCATCATCAGAGACGAGCAGCATATACTCTTGGTCTGTCAGATTGTCGTATGTGTAGATTTCTGCGTCATACCAGCTTTCCCAGTATGCTTTGACGATACCATTTTTCTTGATAAGCGCATCGTGGATCGCGTCATTCAGCACACGATAGCCATTATTCTTGGTGAATACATAGTGAATGTACTGCGTAGCTTGCTCTGCTGCAGCAACATCTTCTGGGCCTTTTGGCATAAACTCCACAGGCTTGGCTGTAGACATGAATACGCGCATGATGCTTGGCTTCACGCTGCGAACTGTGTCTCTAACTTTTGTGGCTACAACTTTGCTGCGCCCATCCTCGTAGCCAATGTCTACTTCACCGTCAAAGTAGCGCTGTGCCTTGATGCGCTGATCTGTAATCTCGCTCTCCACAAAGTCCACAGCCTGCGCCATAGCGTCTTGCAGGATAGCTTCGATCTCGCGTTTATCTTTTGCTTTTGGCTGCATGTTATTGCTCCTGCGTTGCTGCGGCAGTGCCGACTAAGTATGGCGCTAAAGAACGCTCAATTCTCTTGAAGTTTTTAGGGTTTGTTGGGTTTAGCAGCAATGTCCTAAATAGTTCCTTATCCTCAAGCGCTCTCATCATAATCTGCTGCGCTCTGTCATTGGTCAAGCGCTCCGCAAGTCTCATCATTCTTGATGAACCAATTTGCGCTGTTTGAAGTGCGCCGCCCATGCCGACACCGCCAAGACGGGCACCAACTCTTGCACCCACAACCCTTGCAACCAACGATAACATTGAATTTGGTCTGAATGGGTCTAGACCGCCCTCAACTGCGCCTCTTGTGCGAGACATGTCTAGCTTTTTAAGCTCATTAGAAATCACGCGAATGCGGTTAATTTCGTCTGGGGAATAAACTTCGCTTATCATCTTACTGAATGCTGGATCATCTAGAACTAGGCTCAGGCGTGTCCCACGCAACTCAACATCTGGACCACCCTCAACACGGGGAGTTTGCAGTTTCTCCAGTGAATTTTGGATGATCTTTCTTGACATAGCCGCTTTTACGCCAGCAAGGGCAGCACCAGTTTGATCTTTTTTCGCAGACTGAACAAGTGATGCCATAGCTTTTTGCGGGTCTGCAGCTTCGCTTACTGCATCCAAGGCTCTCTCTGGATTTGCGGATGCAAACTTTGCAGTTGTGCTTTGCTCAACCGCTTTAGATACAGGAGCAACCCGCTTCTCAACAGAGGTGATGCGCTTTTGCGCTGCGATTGCATCATCAATTTCTTGGCGCAATGTGGGCAGTCTACTAAGTAGTGGTTCGCTTCGCTTCAGAAAACTCTGAGCACGCGCTAAGCTAAACTTGCCATCAGTAAATGCGCTCTCATTGAACTTATTTCTGATGTAGTTTGCAGTAACATTTTTAGCCTCAATTGGACCCTCTAGGTCAGTCAGTGCTGCGTCTATGTCGCGCTGAGCCAAGCCACCTTTAATGCCAGCTTGACCTATGCTTCTGTCAAGAGTTAGCTCAATCGGTGTTTTGTATTCACCGCCAGCTTTCTTCTGCAAAAGACTACCTACTGTGCCTTTGCTGAATTTGTCGTGAAGCTGCTTACTGAATGAGCGTGCATTGAATACCGCAAGACCAAAATCATCTGCGGGCTGAATTGCGTCTAAGTCGCGCAAGATTGCATCTGCAACCTCACCCGCAAGTCTTGCCTGATTTGAGTTTGGATTTGCGCCCGACATGGCATCGCGCTGCACAGCGCGTAGCTTTGAATAAAGTGAGTTGATGTCCTTCACTTTAATCATCTTGTCTTTCTTAGCGTACTTCTTTCTAAACCGCGTAACTTCGGAAGGTATGTCACCCCTGAAGTATTCACCAAGCTGCTTTGGCTGACCTAGAACTAAGGCGGATGTTTCTGGAACTTCAATCTTTGTCTCTTGAGGTATCTTGCTCCAATACATCCTTTCTTGACTACGTGCAGCCTCTTTTGCTCTGCGTAGCTCGTTGCCTAGAATTGTACTGGCTTCCTCATTGCTCATATCTGAGCCAAGGACTTTCTTCTCAGCAGACTTCTGCGCCGCCTTTACAAAGTTATTTAGCGTATTTTCAAAGGACGCAATTCTGTTCTGCAGGAAGTCTTGTGCAACTTTGACGTTGCCATCTTGGCCTAACGCCTGCGCTGCTGTTGCTTCCGACTGTATTCTCTGTGCTTCAATTCTCGCTGCAAGTGATGGGTCATCCTGCATGGCCTTGCGCTCAGCGCGAATAAGAGCCTCCTCGCCAGTCATCTGTGCTGGGCTCAGTCCAAGCTGGCTTTCAGCGCCCATTCTTTCAGCTATTTCTGCTGCACGCTCTTTACCGCCTGCAAGCTCCTGAAATCTTTGTGATGCAAGTCTGGTGCCGCCAGCCTCTGTAAATGGAGCAACTTGAGCCGCTACTGCGCGTCCTGCAGCACGGATAGGGAGATAATCCGCAGCACGACTAATGCCCTGCCCAACTGCTCTTGTAGCTGCTGGAACAACGCCCGCGCCTATACCACCAGCAATTCCTGCAATTTGCTGCGCTGTTTCGCCGTAACCTCTGCGCTCAGCTTCTGCTTGTGCTGCGCCCGCACCAGCGCCCGCTGCAAGCTCAGCAGCAACGCCGCCTGTTGTCATCAGAGATGGTGCAACCTGACGCGCAACTTGACCAATAAGCCCGCCAGCTTGCTGTAGGTACTGCGCACCCTTCGCTACTGGGATAACTGCAGATGCTGCTTGGCCTATGCCCGCACCTGCTCTTTCAAGCCTACCCTGAGCTTCTCGCTCAGCAACTTCAATGCCGCCTGCACGCATTGCTGATTTCAAGCCCTCAACCGCTGAGCCAGTATATTCATCAAATGGATTGATGAAGTCTATAAGGCCACCAGCGCCCTCTGCGATTTCCTTATTAATCTGACCCATCACCGACCTAAAGGTTGGACCTTGTGGCTCAGCAGGTTCGCTTGGTTGAGACATTGACTGTGCTATTTGAGCAAGTCTACGCGCGTCCTCAGTTGCCCCAGCGGCATCTGCTGCTCTAAGAGCCTGCATGACTTGTTCGTATGTGTATTCAACCATATCTTAGCCTATTATTCAGGTGATGGGAGCATGCTTGGGTTAAGGTGCTTTTGGATCAGGGCGCGATCTTGGTCTGTTTGCACCACAGTGGGCTGCCCGCCCGCTGCGCTCTGTGACGCTAACCCTTTGCTTTCAAACGCATTTTTAAGAGAAGTGTAGTCATCCAGCAAGCCTTGCAATTTCGACACACTGCTTTCAGCCTCTCGCACCTTTTGAGGGCTGTACTGGCTTGGGTTATTTATCGCCGCTTTAGCTCCTGCCATCGCCTCTTCTAGCGCGGAAATCATGTTCAGTGTTTTTTGATATGATTGCGCAGAACCTTGAGTTATTTCTGATGGTTTGACTGTTAATTGTTCCACCTTTTCCCGCGTAAAGTTTGTTGGCTTACCAGCAAAGTCTGCGTCAAGCATAAGCACTGTTCTTGTTGACAAATCCTTCATCGCAGCTTGCGCTTCGCCAATATCGGGAAACTGCTGACCTGCGCCCAGCGCGTCTGTAACAATGTTCGCTATGCTTGCGCCCCATCCAACTAAGCCACCAGCTTGCCCAACTGGTAGACCTTTAAATCTGTCATCCGCAGCAGGCTCCTCTGCGCCGACTTCTTGCGCCAGCTTTTCTGTCGCTTGACCAAGAATATTGCCTGTTGCCATGTCGATAATTTCGGCGCGTTGTGTTACTGGATTGCGGGTTACCTTAAATCGCCCATCTCGTATTCCAATAGCTGTAGTGCGATCAAGCCCAGTCTCCATGAGGCGATTGATCTGCTTCTCTGCCTCAGAAACTTTAGGAACTTTAGTCATTTGTTCCAAGTAACCCGCAATTCCAGCGCCAACAGGCAGCACGCCAGTAGATGCAGCTTCGTAATACTGTTTAGCTAACGCATCACCCGCGTCTGCACGCTGCTTTAAATACTCAAGACTTTTATTACGCTGACGCTGCTCCTTGGCCTCACCTCTACGCTCCTGCATACGTGCAGCACGCTGTTGAATGAGGGGCGTTAATCGTGCATCACCTGACCCAGCCATAATTGCCATTGCAAGTTTATCGCGGAAGTCGTCACTCATACCTAGTGCGCCACCTATACCTTGCCCACCAAGCAGGCCACCTAACAAACCTTGAGGTTTTTGCGGTTCTTGAGCCATTGCTGCACCACCTTTTCCGTAACCTTCCCAAGCGCCTGTGCCTTGGGTTTTTAGAATGTATTGACCAATTTTATCTTGCGTTGCCTTGTCAAACTTTTGGCTTGGATCAAGACCCAGAGCTTCTACTGCGCCACGCAGCGTAGAGCCAACAACCTGATATGCGCCGACAGGTGTAGCCACGCGGCCCACCTGACCCTTAACGTATTGCCCGTATGCACCGCTTGGGCTTGTGAACTTGATAACGTCAGCAATAGGCATTTCAGAAACTTTGATGCCAGAAAAGATGCCATCTGGCCTGTTTTGATAGCCAAACAAAGCATCATAATCGCCACCGCTTTCGCCTGCGAAAATGTTTTGCTGATGTTGTTCCCAAGTTAGCGCCATATCAGATCACAATAACATTAGTAGAGATGCAGGGTTAAACGGTTGGCTAGTTGTGCTTGTCCCTGTCGTGCTATACGGCGTTTGCGACATAATCTGAGACATTGCACCCAAGCCAGACAGAGGCGCACCAGTTGCTTGACCGAATTGCTGCTTTTGCAAGTCGAGTAGCTTTTGCTGCAAGCTGCGCTGGAATGCTGCTTGTTGACCAATCTGCTGCTGAACGCCCATGCCTTGCCCAAATAGCTGCTGACCAAGCCCACCAAGACCTGCTGCGCCTGCTTGTTGTATGCCTGCAGCTTGAAACTGACCTTGGAAGTTTGCTTGGCGTGCTGCTTGCTCAAGCTGAGCTTGCTGCTGAGCAAACTGATTTGCTGCTGCCATGTTACCTGCACGCGCTGCCTGCTCTCTAGCTGCTGCTGCTTCACGCGCCTGCTGACCAAGCTGTGATGCTTGGAACTGCTGCTGAGATGCAAGTGTACGCGCTGCCTGCGTTTGACCAATGTCAAAGCGACCAGACTGCAATGCGCTTTCAAACGCTTGCTGACGCTGCTGCGCGGATAGAGCGCCCGCTTGACGCAGAGCCTCTCCAGCCAACACACCCTCCTGCACAGCTTGGCGTGATCCACCAAATGCACCTGCGCGTTGCGCCTGTGCTGCTAGGTTTTCAGATGCAAGTTGACGTTGACGCTCAATATCTGCCTGACCACGCTCAATAACTTCCTGCGTATACGGCGACATGTATGAGCCTAGATTTGTGCTGGCTAACTGTCCTACTTGGATTTGATCTGGGGCTTGCGCTGCTGAAACTGCGCCTACGCCCTGCATTGTTTGTGCTGGGCCA